CATCCTCCCTGTGAGGGAAAGGTTGCAGCTGGAAATTGACGCGATAGCCCGTGCCGTTTGGAATTGGCGCGTAGCAACCAAAGCTGGTTGAGGATGACGGCGAGAACGCCCCACAGAAATCTGGGTTTTTGCCCCTGGCGGTGGGCACTAAGAAGATGTCGTCGTTGCCTTGAGTGTCACCAGCAGAAGGTGTGCCACGGGTTCCGTAGGCAAAGTTCTTCGCCAGAATTCTGCCGTTGATACGGGTGTTTTGATTCCAGTAGAAGGCGTATTTGTATGGGTTAAGCGCGTCGAGCGGCGTGTTGCCCAAAAAGATGCCAGTCAGATCTGGAAGAGCCAGGCCGTCATCTTTGCCAGCCTCGCCGACAATAAACAGCAGCTTGATTCCTTGCTCGTTGCCATAACTCAAGGCGCGAGACCACACCAATTGAGGTGCAGCCAGAATCCCGCCAACACCGTCTTCCCGCTTAGCAAAGACAACTGCAATTGGCTGGGCGTAATCGGCTAACTGAGCAAGGCTGTCGAAGCCTGATGTTGCGCCAAAACGTGACGTTCCACTCAGGTCATCCAGTTTGTAAGTAGTTCCTTCCGCAGTGGTCGTGTCTGATATTTGGGTATCAACTACTGGAACATCAGGAGCGAGTGCAGCAGCAACAGCAGTCAGCGCTACGCCAACGGCAAGGCTAATTAAAATTGTTGTTGTAGTTGGGTCACACCGAATATCGGGAATGTGATCATATTCCGCTGGACGGCGAATTCCTTTAACTGCTACTTCTGCCGCGAAATGTCGATAGTCCTTCTCTTTCCACCCCAGCAGTTCAATCAGCTGTTTTTCGTAGGGCAGTAGCGGAACCAGCGTGCTTGAATTTTTCCGATAGGGCACCAGGCCACGGCGTCCAGATGCTGATTGACGTAAAGAACCCCGTCGTGACATGCCACCACAAAAATCGGCGTGGAATCCGTGGTGATCCCAACATCGCCATTGTAGATAGCCCCTTCAACTCTTTCGCCCCAGTTCAGCAAAGCCCGGCTAATTGTGAAGCGGCTGCCTGTGTACCAGCTGTCCTGAAACGATGGCGTCGGGATCCCCAGCCTGCAAAGCACTTCGTAGACCATCTGGATGCAGTCGATGGTGCCGTCGCCACCGCCAAGCCGATAAGGGCGACCGATTAAGTCCAGGCAGCTACTGGAGGCTGACATTGCTGGACGTCGGAAGGTTGCCGACAAGCACCTTGGTCAGGCGTCGCGCTGGAACCATGCCCTGCACCGCATCCAGCACCGTATTGATGGTCAGGTTGACGGTGGTTTCATCCCAGCCGCCTTCGCTGATTTGCCCGACGTAGTTGTGGACGATTTCTGACTGGGTGCGATCGTTTGGATCCAACAGCCTGACTTCAACCTCGGCAAGCCACGATGCCTGAACTGCCGTGGTCACCCAACTTCTAGTCAGTGGATCATTTGGGAACACCAGCGTGGCGTCAACGTTGTCGCCTTTGAAGTTGACGGTCATCCCGCTGAAACCAAACGGGGCAAAGCCATAACCGTCAACGGTTTCTTTGATGTTGAAGTTTTGATATCTGGCGACCACTTCACCGTCGCGGGTGGTGAACGTCAGGTAATGCCCTAGAGCTAGCTCCATCAGAGACCAATCCTTTTACGGGTCGCGGTACTCATCTGCAGCTTACGGAGTGCTTGCGCTTCCCCTGCGGCAGACGCTTGCTTGACGATCGAGGGCACTTGATCCTGGCGGATGTACTGGCTGTCGTTGAAGTTGAGCACGCCGCCTTCGACAACGATGTTGGTTGGTGCTGCTGCAAGGGCAACGCCGCCGGCACCGCCTGTTGGCTCGGCACCGCTGACCACAGAATCGCCGCGCATACCTTGGTTCCAGCGCTGCATTGCCCCGTCCATCTTGGAACTAGGCACGATGTACTCGCTGCTTCCGCCCTCGCCGACCGTGGCACGGGTAGGACCTGTGACGTAACCCCCCTCAGCAAAGCCGAGGTTGCTTGCGTTTCCTCCAAATGCCAAGCCTAAATAACTAAAAACGCCTTTTCCGTCTGTTCCGCCTAGTGCCCCAAATGCTTCTGCCAGCGCATAAAAAATAAGTAGTTTCCCGATGGCTGCAAGCAGATCAGAAGTTAGTTCCTGTAGAGCCTCGCTAAAGTTTTTTGTATTATCGGCCGCTGCATCAATAGCACCGCTAAACACATCTTTAACAGATGATGCTATGTCCGTAAACAACTGTTTCTGTCTCTGAAGTTCGTTTGCACGTTCAGTGATAGCGGCATTGCCACGAATTAACTGCTCAACGTAAGCGGCTTCATCTTTGTCTAAACCCTCTGTAAGATTTTTTATCTGTTGACGTATACCAGCTTCTTTCTCCCCATACTTTACACGATCTATTAAAAGTTGCCTTTCATCTAAGAGATCTTGCATATTTTTAATATCAGCTTCTCTAAGAGCCATTGATCTAATGCTTGCTTCTATTTGAGCTTGTTTGATAAGTAAAACTTCCCGCTCGTTGTTCATAATTGTAGAGAGGGTACGTTGCTCCTGATCCCTCAATTCATTGATCCGTTCCTGTGTCTGTTGTGTTTCAGTACGTACAGTTTTTATGTCTATTTGTAATTTATTTAACCCGCCAAGTTTACTGAGTTCCAGCTCAAGTTGATTTAAAATTTGCTTTCCTGTTTTAACGGACTGATCACGTTCCTGATTGGCCTGCTCTAGTGTTCTGGCAGCATTTTCTTGCTCTAACTTTGAGATACGGTTAAGTTCTTTTTGATTATTAAGTCTAGCGGCTTCGAGTAATGTTTTACGTTCAGCAAGCGTAATTTCACCACGATCTAGCGCTAATTTAATGCGTTCTTTCTCATTAATGAGCTCTAAAGTTGCGACACGTTTTAACTGGGCTGTGTACTTATCAAACTCTAGCTGCTGGCTTATTCCTGAAAGATCTACCTCAGCTTTTAAAAGGTCGTTAGAGCGTTTCAGTACTTGTTCGCGGTCACGCGCAGCTTGACTTACATCCTCTTCGGTTATTTCAGGTGCCAGGCCAGGAATCTTTCCAAAGTCACCCCGAAGGCTCTCAAAAAATCTAGAGGCGCTTTGTGCAGCGGCGAGAAACTGGAGGCCCAGTTGTTTGACGCTACGTTGATATTGATCGAGTTCTTCACCTGTGTCGCGTAGGGCCTTGGCACCTTCGGGGCCTACAACTTTGGAAAGCTCGCTCTGAGCAAGGGCTGCCGCTCGCGCTGTTTGACCGCTGCTCTGGAGATTTGAAATAAGAGAACGTACTTCGGGATCGAGATAACCCAGTGCTTGTGTAAGAGCACCTGCGGCATCTCCCCCCTGCCTGAAGGCTTGTGCAAATGCAATACTGGACTGCGCAAGAGCGTCTATCTGTTGACCTATCGCACTTGTAAAAATTTGGCCCCCGAATCCGTCTCCAAATAACGAACCAAGCAGACCACCGCCGACAGCACCTGCGCCACCGCCGAACAGCAGCGGAAAACCAGCGCCCAGAAAAATGTTTTCAAGCCCTTCAGCTGCGGCGCGAGCCTCCTCGTCGGCCCTCTTTCTACGCAGATCATTAAGCCTTCGGTTGAAGTCAAGCTCGCGCTCAAGTATTCGCTGCTGCTCTGTTTTTTCTTTTGTTATTTTTGCTTCAATGCTCGCTTTCTTTTCTACCTCTTTACGTGCGTAATATTCTTGTTTTGCTAGAGCTGCCTCAGGCGAGTCCAGCGCTGATACAGGACCCTGAATAACGTCTATTCCAACTTCAGCTAATGCGAGTCTTCGAAGTTCTTCATAACGAGCTGATAATTCGTTGGCTTTTTGAGTAGCTAAAGCAAAAGATCGCGCAATATTCTGAAGTCTCTGATCTTGCTTTTCTAGCGTTACAGTCCCTGCATCTGCTTGAATCTTTACATTTTTCATTACCTCTTCAAATACACGTGCTTGCTGTGCCGCACCCGCAAATGTAGCGCTTAATTGTTTTCCGCCATCTTGAGTAGCTATAGACTTAGCGGAGTCCGCTATCTTTTTCATAGCTACTCTTATCTGATCGGCTCCTGCCCCTGCTCCCGGAGAGAACAGATTTATAGGCTTTAGTTCTTTTACAAGCGCGTTGATTCGAGTTACCGTCGTGGCGACACGATCAAGACTCGCTTGATTTTTAATGTTTAGAAGAATATCGGCGTTGTACTGCAAGGGTCTTAAAGCCGCTTTAAATCAGTGTAGAGCCATCAGCAAAAAGCCGCCGGGGTTAGCGGCGGCGTTTGGCCTTTTCTAGTTCCTTCTTCTGATCCTCGTTGAGGATTTGGAAGTAGGCGCTCCAGCCGATCAGTTCTTCGGCGGTCATTTTGTTCCGAACTTCGCTAAGGGTTAGGCCCAGCTCCTTGGCGACGCCAAATTGGAGCATGAGCCAGTTGTCCTTGCGGAGTTCGGCGGCTAGTTTTTTGGATCGATGGCCTCGCCGTCGTCGCTGATGACTGCCAGCATCAAGGCTTGGAGGTCCTTGTCCTTGACTTCATTCTTAAGAACATCGATCTCACCGGCGGCAAACAGCTTGGTGCCGTTTTCGTCGAGAGCCTTGGCGATGAGCAGTTGGAGTGCGAAGGCGCTGGCATCGTCGGACTTGGCCTGCTTTTGAGCGCGTTCGCGTTCGGCGGCAGTCAGTGGGGTGACCCACATCTCAAACTCGCTGCCGTCAGACAGCGTGACGACTTTCTTTACGGGCTCCAGATTGGCTGCCT